CTCAAAAAGTATGAGATAGATAAAAAATATTATGTTCATTTCTCTAATGTACCAAGAGTAGGATTGTATCTTGTAAACAAATATGAGACGCCGATTGGATTTTATTCTTATCCTTTAGATTTTCATAAAATGAGTAATTTTGCGGTTGGTCGTCCTTATGCTATTGTTTTTAAACCTAAACCAGAAGCTAGATTGTTAAATATTAAAAAATATAGAGCAAACGAATTTTTTATTGATTTGGAAATTTTGAAAAAGAAATACGGTTTAACAGACGAGCAAATATCAAAATGGAGTGAAGAGTCAAGAAATCAAAGTTTTGCTGGGCATATTTGGAATATAACCCGAAACATTTCTTTAATGACAAAAAATGGTAAATTTTTCAACATAGGAGAAACTGGTGGAGGGCCAACCGGAAAATGGACAATTATCCTAAATAAAGATTTAGGATATGATGGCGTAATAGATTACGGATCTGGTATTATCCACAGTTCAGAACCTACACAAGCAGTCTTTTTTAATACAAGCGCTATCGAGGTTATTGATATCCTCAATATACCAGAAGGTAAAGTAAAATATAAACAAGATTTTATAAAAGATGATACAAACTTTTATGGAAAAGATCTAAGTGAAAAAAATTTCAGAGAAAAAGATTTAGAAAAAGCAGTTTTCGAAAAATCAAACCTTGAAAATACAAATTTCCGAGGTGCGAACCTACGAGGCGCTAATTTTAAGGATGCTAATTTATTGAATGCAGACCTCCGAAATGCAGATTTACGGAGCGCAAACCTTACAGATACAAACCTTCAAGGTGCAAATTTACAAGATGCGATTTTACAAGACGCAAATCTTAGAAAAGTTAAAAACCTAAAATATGCAAACCTAAAAGGGGCAAATTTACATTTTGCTAATCTTCAAAATGCAGATCTTGAAGACGTAAATCTTGAAAATGCAGATCTTCGAAATATAAACCTCACAGGAGCAAATCTTAAATTTGCAAACCTCACAGGAGCTAAACTACAGGATGCGAAATTGGATTATGCGAATCTTACAGGCACTTATCTACAAGATGCGAATCTCATTGGGACTTATCTTGAAGGTACAATCTTTTCAAATACGGAATATAATAATAAAACAAAATTTCCATTTAGATTAGACCCAGAAAAAGTTTCCGGATTTTATAAAATTTAGACAATATTTTTAATACGTTTAAGTAATTAAACATCTTTTAAAAAATTTAAAATTTCACTGAATAGTATATTCTTTGTTCGGCAATAATAAAGCAACATTCCTTTTAGTGCTTTTATTGTATTTTCATTACCATCTCCCAATGCACCATAAGCCAAATTACATTCTTGGCACAATAAACCTCTAAAACATTTTTCACGTCCCGTCGTGTGATCGTGATCAATAAATAAATCATCAAATGTTTTTTGCTTTTGGCAAATATTACAGAGACCTTTTTGTTCTTTATATACACGCTCTTTCTCATGTATATCAATTCCATATTTTCTCATATATGTTTTACTAGCTTCACAACGCTTACATGCACCACTTTTACCCCAACGGCCTAATGATTGATTTCTAAAAGAAGAAATTGGATATAGCATATGGCATTGACTACATTCTTTATCTATTAAATTACCTTCCGCATCACAAACAAAATTTGGTTTCCATAATTCTTTTATACCTTGATTTCTCCTTTTTTCTCTTTTTTTTATTATATTGCATTCTTGACAATAAGATATTAAACCTGTTTTAGAAATTTTACAATTTCTAACAGTATCAAAAGATGAAACTTCTTTCAGTTGCTTACACTGTTTACATTCTTTTAGAATTAGTACACCAAAATTATTGTATATTAATTGCGCTGCAATTTGATTGCGATATTTTTCTATAGGTTTATTGTCTGATAATAAATTTTTATTTGCTTCGTTGATACCTTTACTTATTTTATCTCTTTGTTCTTTTGATTGAGAATAGCTTCCATTTGTCTTCCTAGTCGAAACCCCAAAAGCTCGTGAGCAAAGCAAACTACAAGTTTTACGTTTTGTTTTACTACTAAATTGATTTTTGCAAATTATACATTCCATTACAAATATGTCCTTTCCCTCACTAACAAACTATATTTATTTGCTTACAAATAAAATATTATAAAATAAAACTTTTCTATTTACTTTCTCTAGAAGACATTGTACAGTTAGTACATGATTAACAGCAAAAACAACATTTCTGAGCTAAATAAACTTATTGCTAGCCTTGGAGGTATCGCCCGATCTTGTAATGATCTAAGATATTGTTCCCGTTGCAAATTGCCGCTTGTCGATTTTTCTAGCTGGGAAAGGGGAATTGGCCCAATTTGCGCCAAAAAAGATACGCATCTATTTGCAAAAACCATTCCTGCAAATTTTGCCATGGCAACTGCCCATGCAATGAGCGTAAAAACAAATAATCTTCCAAAAGATATTGTGAGTGTTTGGACTGATCTCCTAGAAATTATTTTGGATAAATCAGAACGAGCCAACCTAAACAGCGGAGAAATGGTTTTTAATATTGCTGGGGAGGACTGTCGATTGATTGTCAGGGTAATTGACTGGATGAATTCATTTATCATTAACCAAACTGACAAAAAACATCTGATCCAGATCGTTAAATACCTTGGCTATCCTGGCCTTTCGGGTGTTCTTTCTGGTATTAGTAGCACTGGTGAAGCCGAATTAAAATTTGAGGCAGGCAAACTGTCGCTTGTTGGATCAAGTAACAAAGCTGGATTTAATGCTATGCGTGTTATCCCAGGCATCGTGATTCCACGATATCGTGGAAAAGGAGCATATACCGCACCAGCTGAGCAGTATCGTCCTTTTATTGCTGCCACAATGGAGTTTTGGCCTTGCTTTAACGGAGAGATTGATGCTATTGTGGCCCAGTGCGAAGAATGGTTGCTGGCGCATCCAGTTATGAAGTATGAAGTGCCAGTAAAACCCACAGTGATGCGTAGCGATAAGCCATTGGCTACTGTTACAAATCGAGCTTCTGACTTTATGATTAGTTTTGAGTGGGATAAATCCATCAGTTTTAATTTGGTAGCATCGATTAAAGAAATCCCTGCCAAGGATAGGAAGTATGACCCAGCAAATAAGTCGTGGTCAATTAAAAACCAATATAAGGATCGGGTGATTGGTTTGTTTAATCAAGGTTATCAAGTAGAGCAGGTCAACAGTTTTTAAAAACATGGCGGCAGAACTTTACAAAACATCTCAATATTTAATTTTATCAGCTGCTCGCTGATTATACTCAAGGATTGAATATTGATTAATCAAGCAAACCTGTATAAAGTAGGAAAAATATATCAAATATTATGTTCGGAGGATAATTTTAATTATCCAGAAAGATCAAACGATAATACAAACTGGGTAGATTATAGAGAACCATTTATGCTATTAGCAATAAAAAGTAATCGCAATGGTTTGTGTATAAAAGTTTTAACGGGAAAAGGTTTCGTTTTAAATATAATGATAGATATCAATACAGAATATTTAGAAGAACTAAAAAACGAAAACCAATAGGCTATTAAATGTATGCAGATGCTAAAAAAATATTTCCACCAAAAAAACCGTTGCCTTTTAATTTACAATTAGGTAAGCTGTATAGTTACAGCGGCGAACTAGAAATTCTGCGCTCAATACAAAGTAAAGAATCAGTTTGCTCAGATGAATTTATCAACGAAAATGACATTGTTTTGTTTTTAACGAAACCTGAAAAATTCTTTGGATTTTTCTACTGCAAAGTTCTGAGTAATAATGGATTCATTGGCTACGTTTTATGGGACAAATATACACACAATAAATTTACCCTTGTTGAAATTTAAAATCAATTACTATGCAAATATTTCCAAAATATCCTTTCAATTACCAAATCGGAAAACTTTACCGGTATAATGGCTTAGAAGAAAAAATATTTTTACTCAATGATGGTCCACGTGCTGTTTCATCTATTTTCAATGGAGATATAGTCTGTTTTATAACAGAACCTTATAAAAAAATGAATTCTTTTTATTGTATAATTTTACACGGCAATGGAGTGGTTGGAGATATTTTCTGGGACATCAAAACTTTTGATATTTTTACTAGAATACAACAATCTTAAACATCTAAAGAATCAATGAATTGTTTTATTTGAAATTCACCAGATTCTGTCTCCAGATATTTCTTAACATATTCTTTGTTAGATTTATTGCCTTGCTCTTTATTTAAATTCAATGTTTTCTGCCATGCAAATATTGCATCAGGCGGCACATCAAATCCCATGAATCCCATAACTTCCATTATATGCTCCGCAACCTCTTGGGATTTATAATGCTGGCCAACTGTAATAACACCGCATTTTTTTCCTGCTAATGGACTTTTTTCTCCATAGACACTCACACGGTTTTCTAGAGTATTCATGCGTTCTATGATAGTTTGCATTAAAGCCGTGTGACTCATCCATCGTACAGATGTGCAAAAAATAATAACATCAGATTTTTCAATTGCGTCATAAATAACTGACATTTGATCTTTTCCGCCATATTTCTCTGGGTTTTCATGAGATTCTTTATGAGCCCAGCAACGATACGGCCCTGAATCTTTTGCTGCACAATGTTTACCGCCGCCAGAATAACACGACAAATTTTTTACAATATGTAATTTGTCAGCGTTAATTATTTTAACTGAATGACCTCTTTGTTTGAACTGCTTCATTATTGAGCGAATAACAGCAGAGGATGCTGATTCGTCAAACTTGTGCGTGGTTGTACTAATTGCTGTTATTCTCATGTGTATATTTACTATAGTAAATGATTTTAAATTTTTCACTAACGTGATGTATGGCAAAATTATAGAAAAATTAAATATTTTCACTTTTCAATTGACTTGAAATATAAGTTCTTGTATTATATGTCAATGGAAGCATCTAAACTAAAAAAGATTCTGGAGCTACACAAGTTTTGGGTTGATGGACGTGGAGGAAAGCGTGCAAACCTCGAAGGTGCAGACCTCCGTGGTGCAGACCTCCGTGGTGCAGACCTCCGTGGTGCATTCCTCCGTGGTGCAGACCTCGCCCGTGCAAACCTCACGGGTGCGAACCTCCGTGGTGCATACCTCAC